GATGGTTTTATGTGTTGGATTGATGATTTACAAACATTGACTGAGCTAAAAACTTCTTCAACTGATCCGCTAATTTTTGATACAACTTGGCAGAGTGGCGATTATCAGCTTCTCCCACCTAATCAACTGGCTAATGGAGCGTATTCACCTTATACAGCAATAACCGCAACAGATAACTATTTATTCCCTGTTTGGGCAGATATTGCTTTAGTCAAGGTTACAGGTACTTGGGGTTGGGCTAGTGTTCCTGAGCCAATCAAGTTTGCTTGCATTATCCAGGCTTCAAGATTGTTCAAGCGCCTAGAGTCTCCGCTAGGTGTTGCCGGTGTTTCTGACATGGGTATTATGCGTGTTGGTTACAGCATTGATGGCGATGTTGCTCAGCTAATCAATCCGTTTAGGCTGCTTAGAACAGGCGCATAATGGCTATCAGCAACCTTAGAACAGGGTTAGCAAATAACCTAGCATCTATTTCAGGGCTGAGAGTTGTTGAGACTTTGCCTGATGTGGTCAATCCGCCTATGGCCATGATTGGTATTGAGCGAGTCCAATACAACAAGCAAAACAATCGTTCTATGGCCGAATATACTTTTAAGGTTACTGTGGTTTTGGGGCGTGTTTCTGAGCGCTCAGCTCAGCAGGCGATGGATGTTTATATTGCTCCTGGTAGCGGTTCTATCAAGTATGCGATTGAATCAGATCGCACTCTTGGCGGTTATGCTTTCGATGTGTTTGTTGCTGAGACAAGTGCAATCGGGGCAGTTAGTATAAATGCATTAGACTATTACAGTGCCGAGTTTTCGGTTCAAGTATTCGCAAGTTAAGGATAAATAATGGCAATCTTTGTCGCAACAGACTTCAGCGTTAGCATCAATGGTTCTACTGCTTTGGCTTCATACCTGACTCAGGTTGAGCTAAAGGCTTCTGCTAATGACATTACAACTACTGCTTTTGGTAGCACTTGGGTTACTCGTGTTGCTGGTTTGAAGGAAGGTTCTTTGACTCTTCAGTTTAATCAGGATTATGCTGTTTCAACTGTTGATGCAACTCTTTGGCCTTTGCTTGGAAGTAACGCGACTGTCGTTATTAAGCCAACAAGCTCAGCGGTTTCAAGTGCAAACCCTGCCTATACTGCTATCTGTTTGGTTACTGATCTAACTCCTGTTTCAGGTCAGATTGGTGATTTGTCTACTTTCTCAGTTACTTGGCCTACAACTGGAACAGCCACACGCGCAGTAGCCTAATTTTTAGGCTAGAGTGATTGTATGAATCAGATAACTCTTACAATTACTTTCGTTGATGGCACTTCTTTGGAAGTAAATACTTCGGCTGGCGATGTAGTCAAATGGGAATCCTATTTCGACTTAGGCATTGACAAGCTTGAAAAGGTTACTCACCTTCTTTACCTAGCCTGGTTGGCTGTTAGGCGACTAAAGAAAACTGGCGAAGAGTTTGATGGCTGGGTTGACTTGGTTGCGACTGTGGTGGTTGCTGACCCAAAAGCATAAAGCCTTTAGGTGTTGATTCTTTCCATTGGATGATTGCCAATCTTGCTGTTGCAACAGGTATCGCCCCTAGTGTTCTAATGGAAGAGAGTGATCGCATGCTAAATACAATGTTGTTTGCGGTTCAGTATCAAAGGGGCAACAATGGCTGATGACATCGTTTATAACGCTAAAGAAATAGTGAAGGCGTTGAGTGAAATTGAACCTGGTCTAAAGAGAGCGCTTGTCAAAGATAGCCGAGATGCTGCTGGAGAAGCCATATCAGCTATTAAGTCTGCTATCCCTAAAGTGAACCCTTTTGAATCTAAGGTTCGCCCTGTAACTAATACTCGTGGTCGTTTAGGTTGGGGAGTTGGCAAGAAACCTGATGAAGTGAAGTTTAGTTTTACAACTAAAGGTTCTAGGCGATCTGCGGTTACTGCTCTTGCTAGTTTGCGTGTCAATTCTCCTGCAACTGTTCTAGCTGATACTGCTGGCAAAGGCTCAGGAACTCCTAGAAGAAGCGTAACTAACGCTTATACCTGGAAGGGTCAAACTAGAACTCACCGAGTAACAACCCAAGGAAAGTCAATGATTAGACACTTGAGATCTAACCGGAGTAATAACTTTGTTTATCCTGGCGTTGAGCAGTCTCTTCCGCGTGTACAGGCTGAGATAAAATTGATACTTGAGAAGTATGCAGCCAAGGTGAACAGGAAACTTAACTAATGTCCGTTATCGTAAAACTATTATCTAAGTTTGATGACACCGGCATAAAAAAGGCTAAAAGTTCTTTTGGTGGTTTAAAGGGTGCAATTGGGGCTATTGGTATTGGTATCGGTATTCAGCAAATAACTGATTTGTTGATTGATTCGGCTAAGGCTGCATCGGCAGATAAGAAGTCAACTCAGTTGCTAAACACTCAGCTTGTAAAGAACGCTGGGGCTACTAAAACTCAAATAAAGCAGTCAGATAAGTTCATTGAAAACTTGTCTTTACAAACAGGCATCATGGATGATGACTTGCGCCCTTCTATGGGTAAATTGGTTCGTGTTACCAAGGATGTTGATAAAGCTCAGGGTTTGCTTAGTTTGTCTCTTGATGCAGCAACTGTTTCGGGTAAGCCTTTAGATACTGTTGCTACTGCGATGGCTAAAGCTTTTGCAGGTAATACAACATCTTTGGTAAAACTTTTCCCTGAGCTGAAGAAGTCTAAAGATTTGTTTGGCGATTTGGCTGAGACTGTTGGCGGGGCAGCAATTCAGCAAGCAGATCCTTTTATGAAGTTTAACAACAGCATGGATATCTTAAAGGAAAAACTAGGCAACATTATTTTGCCGATTATTGAAACTTTTGTTACTGAAATAACTAAACCAGGTGGACTTGTTGACCAGATAGGGAAGTTCCTTGAAGATGTCAGCAATCCTAATACTGAAGTTGGGACAACTTTTAAGTCTTTAACTGATACTGTGCAAGGTTTGTATGATGCTGTTGTTTCTGTTATCAAATTGATTTCTGATTTGTTTAATATGAAATCTCCGCAAAACGGTATTTTAGGTGATTTGCAAGGCATATTTGATTTAGTGAAAGCCATCGCAGATACTGCAACCATGGCTTCTGATGCACTTGATAAAGTTACTGGCAAAGAGAAACCTAAAGGCAAAGATGGTAAACCAAAGGCAGAAGGGCCAAATATCTTCTATGAGTTGTTTATAAAAGGTGTAAACCCTGCTTTGCAGATTGGTGATTTATACAACAATTTGCAGAGACAATATTTTCCACAAATGGCTAATGGTGGAATCGTGAAACCTACATCGGGCGGAACTTTAGTAAATGTTGGAGAAGCAGGCAGAGCAGAAGCAATTATTCCTTTAGGCGGTAAAAACGGGCTTGGGAATACAGTGAATGTTTATGTTCAGTCTGCTGACCCTAGGGCTGTTGTTGATGCGGTTACTAAGTATGTTAAGGGTAATGGCAGCCTTCCTACTGCTTGGGGTAGATAATGCCTGTCCCTACATATCTGATTTATCTTAGTTTTGGTGCAGGTGCGCAAGTTGATGTTACTGCCTATGCAACTAATGTAACTATTGATCGTGGTAGCCCGCGTATTTTGGATGATACTCAGGTTGGGCAGGCAACAGTTAGTTTTATCAATAACGATAGAACTTTTGACCCTTTCAATACAAGCTCTGTTCTTTATGATGCGACTAATGGTTATACGCGTGTTCAACCTAACGCTAAAGTAGTGATTTATTCTGGCGGTGTCGTTATCTTTACTGGTTGGGTTCAAAACTGGGATTTCACTAATGATGAGAAGGGGCTTGATGCTCGTGCAAGCCTGATGGCTACTGATGGTTTAGGTGTCCTTGCTAAAGCTAACTTCAACCCGACTTTGATTACTGCTGCTAATACTGCTGGGCAGTTGCCTACGCCTAGGATTTCTTCGGCTACCGCTATTTGGGGTTCAACCGCGATAACTGTTTCTATGGCTGGCAGTGCAGGTAAGACACCTTTAGTTGGGGACACTTTAGATCAGGGGATAACTGTTTTAGCTTATTTGCAGAATGTTGCGAGAACTGAGCCGGCAAACTTTTGGGGGACTAAAGATGGCAACGCTAAATGGGCTGACCGCAGTTACACAAATACAACTTGGAATCCATCGGCTTCATTGAGCTACAACTATCACTTGACTGCCGGATTCTATAACGGGACTGCAACTAATTTATCTAACTGGATATATAACGCTGAAAGCACACCTGTTGTAACAACTAATTCGCAGTTTCCAGGTGAGTATGTTTTAGAGTCTGCTCTTCTTGGTTCTGAGCAGGGAGTTATTTATTCTGAGTTGGATGCAACTAAATACACTAGAAATACTGCATACAGTTTGGCGTTTTGGACTAACGCTGTTGATGTTTCTGCCGAGTTTAGGATGAATTACAAGAATCCTGCAACTGGCACTATTACACTGAAAACTCAAGTAACTTATGCCGATACTTGGCCTAACAACAACTGGAAGCGTATTGTTTTAGAAAATCTTACAACCTCTTTAGCTTGTAATCATATTGAGTTTTATGTTTCAGATCTCAATGGAACTTTCCAAATAAAAGACTTGATTATTACCCCAACATCTTCAGCTTCAACTATTTATTTTGATGGTGAGCGTTATCAAGAATCTGCAAGCACTTATTTAAATGACCAGCAACGCCCTTATTCTGGTTGGGTTGGGACTGAGCGTTATTCTAATAGCGTGTTTGCGGTAACAATCAAATCGGGAACTGCTGCTTCGGCAATTATGGAGAGTTTTGCAGATAATTATGGGCAAGCAGTTTTCTTTGGTTATGGTTTGACTATCTATGATTTGCAAGTTCAATACGCTTCTGACCAGTTCTATAATCAGGTGAATGTTGTTCGAGCTTCTGGGGGAACTGCAACAACTCAAAGCACCGCAAGCCAGGCACTATATGGGATTAGAACTTTTGGGCAAACAGATAATCTAGGTATTAGCCCTGCTAGATCTAGTGCAATGGTTAAGGAGATTTACGGCCAGTTTGGAAGCCCTGATTATGTTTTGACTAGCCTAGATTTGCAGGTTGAAGCAATGGCTGGAACGGCGCAGCAAAGAGTTATGAACATTGAGTTGTTTGACCCTGCCAGAGTTATCTTTAGACCATCAGCAACAGGTTCAAATATTGATAAGAAATACACAATCATTAGTATCAAACAGGATTTCACGCCTGAAACTCATAAGGTTTCTTTAGGGTTAGCTCCCTTCGGTGCAGGTATGCTTCTAAACTCAACCTATATGGGGATTTTAGATACCCAAAAGGTTGTCTAACATCCCGATAAACTAGACACTTAGGAGAATAAAAATGACTTTGAAAACTTGGGCTATCGGTGATGTTCTTACTGCTGCCGATTTGAACACTTATGTTAGTCAGCAGGTTGTTGGAACTTTTGGTTCTTCAGCGGTTAGAGCTACTGCAATTGCTTCGGCTACTGCTGGTCAAGTTTCTTATTTGACCGATAAAGACAGAATCGAACATTACGATGCTACTCAGTGGCAACCTTTGCCTAGTGCGATGGCTGTTTTCTCTGCTACCGGCCCTGCTACCGCTGTTGCTGCTGGTTCATCTGCGCTTGTATCTGTCGTTTTGCCTGCATCCCGTTTTGGAACAACCCCAATAATTTGCGGTTTGAGTTCTACCGGTGCGATGTTTACCCCTGTTGTTAACGCTGTTACTACTGGCACTGCAACTATTGCTTTAGTCAATCAGGGTGGTGTTTCTCAGGCTGCTACTCAAACTTTGTATGGCGTGGCAATAATGATGGCTACTGGAACTGCTGCGGGATAAGGATAAAGATGTTTAGCTGTAAAACTGAAGGTTGCCCTATTAAGGGTGATGAGCATACTCCGCCTGCTGAAGGGATGCTTGTTTGTGGTTTGTGTGGTCAGGAAATGACCCCAATTGAGTGAGCCAACTAAACCTACTAATCAAACTTTGTTGTTGCAGATTGTGCGCGACATCGAGATTCTAAAAGCAAACTCAATTCAAATACTTGATGCTTCACGCGATCACGAAACAAGAATTAGAGAACTAGAGAAGCAGATCAACCGGAGTGCCTGGATACCTGCTCTCATTACTGCTGTTGTTACTAGCGTTGCTGTTGTAATGCTAAAGGGTGCTTTCGGGCTGTAACATCCCCTAATTTAGAATTGTCTTATGACAATCTATTTTGAGCCTTTTCCTGCCAATACTCGTAACGATGAGTTCGGTAATCTAGCCCCTTATCGTAATGGCAGACCACATCGCGGACAAGACTGGTCACCTAAAGAGAAATCTGCAATCAAAGCAATTACTGATGGAACTGTTTTTGTTTCAACTTGGACTGATGTTTTAGGTTGGATTGTTATTCATTCAACTAAAGATGGTTATTGGGTGCTTTACGCTCACTTGGCTGAGAAGTCTCCGCTTGTGAAGGGCGATAAGGTCGTTGGCGGTAAAACTGTTTTAGGTAAAGTTGGCGGTGGCAGAAATACCCCTTCAGGCTCAGCTTCTACCGGTGCGCACTTGCACTTAAGCATTGGTAAGGCCAATAAAGACTGGTCAAACCCTAACATTCACTTGACCGCTTATGAAGATTTGATTGACCCGCTGAAACACATTCTAGGAAACAAGGAGTAATTATGAAGTCTGCTGGAAATGTATTGCTGAGAATTGTTGCGACTTTTGTTGCTTCTGCTCTAGCTGTTATTGGTGCGGGTTCTTTGGGTGGTGTTGCCCCTGCGACTGCTGCTGCCATTGGTGGAATCCTTGCTGTTGCTAAGGTTATTGAGCGCCTTTCATTAGCGTTTCTTGAAGATGGCAAGCTTACTCAAAATGAGATCAACGCTGCCTTCCAGCAGTCTGTCCAGTTGAAGAATGTGAAAAAAGAGCCTAAGCAATAACAAATGAAACTAAAGTTTCTTGCATCAGTTTTCTTTGTTCTAGCCTTCACCTTCTGGCCTTTGACTATTGCTAAGGCTGACCCTAATGGGCTAAAGGTTGAAGTTTATACTTTTGACCCTTCGGCTACCCCTGACCGCAAGGCTTATACTCTCTGCGAAACTGGCTGGACTAGCGTTGCAAACATTGACTCTGATTTTGACCATGATAATGCGGGTATTGTTGCCGGTTGCCAGGGCGATTATGTTTTAGTTCATTATTCGGGCTACATCACTTCCCCTAGATCTGGTTTGGTTAGTTTTACTAACTGGAGTGATGACGGCTTTTACATGTCCTTTGATGATGTTCCCGTTATTGATGCTTGGACTTTAAAGGGTTGCTCGCCTACTACTGCTGTTGTTGGAATGACTGCTAATGCGAGCGTGAAGTTTGATGCTTGGTTTTATGAGTATGGTGGCGGAGCTTGTAACCGCCTGTTTTGGGGTCAAGAAGATGG